GCTTTCGCGGCTTCGGTCGCAAAAGTTGCTTATAATAAGTTTGGGGAGAGGAAAATGACAGAGGCAAATATCCTGGTTACCAGGAAATGGTTGGCCAAGTATTTATCAGAGGATGAGTTCAAAGATCTCAGAATCTGTGACAAAAATTTGGCGATCGATCGTGCCCTTTTCCTTTCTTTTATACCCACTAAGGATTTCCAAGCTATGCGTCTCGCTACAGCCACTTCGGTATGGAAGGATCGGACTAGCGGTGACTCTGTTTTTGGGAGAATCTTTCGGTTGGTATCCAAGCCCGAGGGCTTGGACCTTCCCTAGGGGTGCCCAACAGAGGCCATTGGGACCGGATGTGACTGGACGAAGGCAATACCATTGTACGATGTCAACCATGGGGGCTCCTTCTTTTTTGATAGAGCCCCCGTTGGTAGCAAAGGCAAATTAGCTTCCAGTTATGTCCGGGACCGTTTGCGGTGGGAAACCACTGTGGGATGCCCCAACGAACGTAGATTTGTTAGAGTGTCTAAAGTTGCTAGTGATGTTGATATTATTCCTTTCAATAACGATCTCGCGACTTTGCATAGGGCAGTGACGGAAAGAGTCTTTTGTGTTAAGAGTAGTGATTCTTTCTGTAGTCCACCACGGCCGAGTGAGGGTTATTTTGATGCCACGATGTCTCGTGTGCTAGAATGCCTGAAACCTTTGCTTCCTTCGACCGCTCCTTGTTCGCATCAAGATTTTGTTGATGCATATAGGGGCCGCAAGAAGCAGAATTATCAAACAGCTCTGGATGAAATCATAAATGGACGATCTAATCTGGAGCGTGACTCTCACTTGAACGTGTTTGTGAAGTTTGAGAAAACCGACCACACTACGAAATTAAACCCTGTTCCCAGAGTTATCTCGCCTAGAGACCCCAAATACAACATCAGGGTCGGGAGATATCTTAAACCTCTTGAGCATCGATTGTTCAAATCATTAGGAGGTTTATTTGGGCACAGAACCGTCATCAAGGGCCTGAATGCGGCCAGAAGTGCTGAGGTGCTTAAAGAGAAATGGGACATGTTCCGTGATCCTGTCGCAGTTGGATTGGATGCTAGCCGGTTTGATCAACACGTCTCGTTGCAGGCGTTGAGATGGGAACACCAAGTCTACCTTGATTGTTTCCCTCAAAAGAAACATCGAACTAGGCTGGCTAATTTGCTCAAACTGCAAGAGGTTAACAACGCTACCGGCTACACCCCTGATGGTAAACTTAGTTATACCGTAAAGGGTGTTAGAATGAGTGGTGATATGAATACTTCTCTTGGCAATTGCGTGTTGATGTGCAGTATGATTAAGGCCTACTCTTTGGAGAGGTCTGTTAATCTACAACTCGCTAACAATGGTG